CTGTTGGTATTCTCTTAGTGTCTCTTATTACTCTTTGATATTTGAAGCTAAGAGAATCTAAGAGAATCAAAAAGAATCAAAAAGAATTTAAAGGAATCAAAAGCAATCAAAAAGGGGGCTGGGGGAAAATTAAGAAGGCTTTCCTATCGATACCCCCACAGATTTTTTTAGTATTTTTAGGGTTTTACAGGTTATCCCTACCTGACATAACGGTCCAAGGTCATGTTCAAAAACACCACAAGGTTGCGCTTCTTTGATAGGCGTGTGGGGTATATTAGTTAAATCAGAGGTATGGGCTGTAGTAATGCTTACTTGTTCATTACGTACATTGTTACTTCAAAGCCAAAGCGTAGTTCTGTTGCTGCTGGTGATGTCCACATAATAGTATCCTTAAATTAAATTGAGTATGTCCCAAAGGGGACTTAATGTTATATTGTAAGTCCTACTTATTCATTACGTACATAGTAACTTCAAAGCCAAAACGCATTTCAGTAGCTGCTGGTGATGTCCACATAGTATTTCTCCATATATTAATAGCATACAAGGTCTAGCTTGAGTCATCGAAATGATTACAGTTGACTAGAGAGTACGTAGTTGTCATCGAGACTGCGTAAAGATTACACATAAAACCTCGATGTAAAACCTACAGTAAACCTCGATATAAGATTTAAGGTAGGGGTAGTAGTAGTTAGTCCTTAGGACTGCCTACGTAAAACCTAAAAGCAAAAGTGTTCTTAGAGTATACTTAGAGTATACTTAGAGTATACTTAAAGAATCTTAGAGAATCTTAAAGAGTTCGGATATTATATATCCTCACCCCTAGAATGTCCGTTCAAATGAAGTGCTTAAGAAACAACAACTTACAACCACTAATTAAAAGCTCTAATTCTTGATAAACTAGGCTTACTTTGTGGTCTTTTTTGCATACTCCTAAAGATATTAGCTCGTCTTTTAAGCTCATCTTCAATCTTTTTCTTCTTATAGATGTCCAAAGCATCATCAGAGTCCTGCTTTAAGATACCATAGTCGTTCCAAAACTGAACACCCATAGCCAATACATCAAGTCTATCGTCATGCACCAAAGCACCTCTATCATAAGTTATATGGCTTAGCTGATAGATTAGGGAGTAGTAGATATTCTTAGGCTCAACTAGAGCAAACTCTACATCTTTCTTAATAGCACTATAGTCAAAGACTAGTCGATGCTGGTTCATCAAAGGTTCTAGAGTATCAATAATCCTCTTTTCCTTCTGAATATTGTTACGTATCTCTTCAGTAGCGACAGGATAGATAGCATTAAGCACAGGAGTTAGTAAGCTAGTAAACATACCATCACCAAAGTTACTCTCAACTACTACCTTATTGACTTTGTATTCCTGAGCTATCTGACTAAGCTTCACAAGGTTAGCTTCGTCATAACCACCACGTAATCCACCAAATGCTGGTACAAATACTTTACCTAGTAAATGATTGACTACACACCACCCCATCTCATCCGTACCTCGACCACTCGGGTCAATGGCTAAAATACTACCTTCATAGTTACCATAGGACTCCTGTAAGCTAGGTCTCTGCAGCGTATCTCCAGTAAACCCTACGTTGGGTATGTCTTGAATACTATCGTGGCTCTGAGAACTCCACATGAGCTTTGTAGGGGCTTGTTCAGGGGATAGGTCAGTAACAATTAAGTCTCGTGTCTTTAAAGGATACTTTTCAGCATCACTTAATGTAGTATCAAGCATAAACTGTAGCTTAAAACCACTACGACCATAACTTAATTCCCTCTGATATAAGTCTTCATCTGAGAATCTTTCGTCAATAGACTTGTTTACAAGGGAGGGGTTGTTGTTAAGTTTTTGTACGATATAATCAGCTAGACACCCTTTGTACACAGCGATGTTATCAGGGTATCTAGCAGGGAATATACGAGTTACATAACCTTTATCTAACATCCTATTATATATTGATTCAGAAGTCTGCGGTGTGCCTAATACAAGTATCTGTGATTCTTTACCTGTTTGTAAGATAGCCTCAAATTCAGCTGCCTGATTAAGTAAGTCTTGCCTACGTTTCTCAGTAGCAGAGTTTTGTTGTCCTTCAATATCGTCTGAGATTAACAAAGAGGCACGGTTACCTTGTAACTGTGAGGTAATACCGAGCGATTTAACCGAAGGTTGTACAGAGACATCACATCCGTTAACATCAAAAGCAATTACCGATGACCTTTGGTCAGCACGTGGTTGTAGATGCTCAAGGATAGGCATTGTATCAATTAGTTTTCTAATAAAGATAGCAATAGCATCAGAATGTGACCCTGACTGAGATACAATTAAAATTTTCTCATTAGGATTACGTAATAATCTCCAAGCTACAAATGCTCCACTCTCCCACGTCTTTCCAATTCCGCGCAAAGCCTGTAGCACTGAGCGTCTATGTCCCTCTTGCAGAAAGTCAGCAATTCGATACTGCATTTCTGTAGGTGGTGGTAACCTCAAATGCTCCCAAGTAATCTTGAGAAAATACTTAAAGTCGCTAATTGCTAATTTAACTTCATTCTCGGTCATAAGAACCTTTATCCTTTAGGTATTGAGCAGCGCGTTCAAGTACTTCAGCGTTGTCGCCTGAGTGTCCTAGGACTACGTTACAGCTATTACATAGCAAACCACGTACCTCTTTTGTGTCGTGATTGTGGTCAACGACTAATCGGTTGTAGTGGTCACCTTGAGTTGGTCTACGACAGATAGCACAACATCCTTCCTGTGCTTCATACATTTCCCAGTAATCATCCTCTGTAATACCGTAGTTACGATAAAGACTATAACCCCACCGCGTACCTTTACGCTTCTTCTCGTGTTTGATAGCAGCTTTCCTAGTAGTCTCTTTAAAGTTTGGGTTAGCTCTCTTTTTTTCCATTCGACATTCTTTACAATTGCCTTCGTAACCGTCTAACGAATCGTTGCGTTTGAAGAAAGCTTTGAGTTGTTTTAATTCATTACATGTAGAACATACTTTCATGTTGGGTCTCCTTATTACATACATGCCTCTAATTTGCATTTTAAGGGATCTAGGAGGCTCTATCTTTTGTTTTTGATAGGGTAGCCTACCTAGCCACTTTTTTAAAAATTAATGCGATATTAATGAAGCACTTAGCATATCCTCAACGGACATACTTTCTTCTTTTGATGCTTGTTGTGCAATCTTCTGTATAGACTGGGTTAAACTCATCATAGATTCTGACTCTACAATATCAGCTGTAATATCGTTATCTTTAAGAAACTTTATTGCATGTGCTAACATCTTTGGGTCATCAAGGTTGGAGGCTAATTGCTTAGCCACCATTCCATGAAGTCCGTTTAACTCGTCTAAAGATGCTTTATCTTTAGTCATAGTTTAGTCCTCGTTTGCCATTTGTAGAAAATTTAAGTCATTTAAAACTTCACCTACTGCGTCTCCAATGTTAAAACTAGTGAAAGGCACAGAGTATCTAAATTCTCCTTTTTGAGCAGACACTAAATCAGATATAGGTGCACCACCCATTCTAAAAGCGTAGTCTCCAGTTAAGGATTGTCCAGTAGCATAGCCATAACCCATTTCAGTTAATGCAACAGGTAACGCTGTAGCTGACCCATATAAAAATGAATCTATCATTAAAGAATTAAATCCATCTGCACTACTGTATTTTTGTTTCTCAGGGTCTTTCAGAGCATCTTTCATTGCCAAGATACCTGTCCACATTGCAATATTACCTGCAAAAGCGGTTAGTTGTTTAGCATCTGCCTCTTGAACACCTCGGAGTAAAAGACGTTCATATGATTCAAATGGAAAACGCATAAACTTCATTAGCAGTCTAGGCACAATTTGACCTTCATTCATGTTTGTCATAAATTTAGGTAATGTAATACCATTAGGGTCTAAGATAGTACGTTCAACCATTGTAATAACAGCGTTTGTAATCTTTTCATCTAATGCACCCCATGAAGCTCGGTTAGTATTACCAATACGACCATTACTATCAACTTGTAATACTTGTTTAACTTGTGCTAAGTCTTCAATAGTAAAACCAATATCATTTAAACGCATTTCATCTGTTTTGCTAATTTTTCTAGCAACTGAAAGTCCTGCCATAAAGTCAACAGTTAAAGATGCTGATGCCATTTTAAGCATATCGGTAATTGGAAGTAAGCCACCAAATATAGACGACATTCGTACAGCATGGTCAAGTTTATTTTGTAGACCTACAGAATCCAATATATTTTCAGATTCAAGACGACTTGCTTTAATACCAAAGTGAGCATCGCCATAAGAAATCATCATTTCAATAGTATTTTTTTCACTTGGTGTACCATAGCGATAAATACGATATATTTCAGATGGTGTTCCAATAAGTTTATCGATTGATTTAGACCATCCAAATTCTTTAGCTAAAGCAGAGATTTCAGTAACTGTATTGACACCAAAAGCTGCTGACTTCATTATACTCGAATAAGAACTAAGAGCTTTAATAGCACGAGTAGTTGGGTCATAAGGGTTTTTAGAAATTTCTCTAATACCTTTGATTGTTTCAACTACAACTCGTAAATTATCAAGTTCTTTTGGGGTAGCTTCTAAGGATTTAAAAAGCTTTTCAATCTCATCATTATTATGAACGCCAATTGCTTCTTTTAAAGCAAAGTTACCATGCATACGTAAACCATATAAAGAAGATGTCATGCTAATTGAGTCATCAAGAAATGGTATTAAGTCTTCATCAAATACTTGAATAGTACGAGCTTGTAAAGCAGATGTAGAGCTTCTTTGAGGAGTTCCTAAAGGTCTAACAAGAGCTTCTCTAATACCTTTACGACTTAGAGTTGCTTCTACGGCTTTGGTAGCTAATGCCTCAAACTCTGCAATAACTGCATCTGTAACAACACCATTAGTAGCTCTTGCAAATTTAATTTGAGCATCTGTTAATTGTTCAATAGCATCTTGAGGAGTTCCAAAAGCTTTTATTTTAGATTCACTATAAACACGGTTTAAATAGCCTTTGGCACTAGTAAATTTAAAAGCTCCAATATCTAAGTTTTTACCAATACTGTCCATTTTCTCGTAGTAACGAGCATAATCTTCAACTGATTTAGTGACCCATTTATTACCTGAGAATGTAGAGCGTTGTACAGAAGCTTGTCGTTGTTTAATTATTTCTAATCTAGCAGCCTCATCAAGAGCACCATCCATTTGAGTGTATACTTCTTCTTGAATTTTACTATTACCTCTTAAATACTCAACTGTAACTTCTCTTTCAAAGTCTTCAATTTTACCCGTATAGCCTTCTTTTACTGCTTGTACAAAATTGTATCTTAAAGCTTTATGAGTGTAATCAAGAGAGGTATCTAAGTTTTGACGTATAGTCCAAGCTGTTTTATTTTGTATTAAACCATGATGCACAGTTCCTGAGTGAAGTTTACTAGCAAAACCTGAGACAAGGTCATTGGAACTATTTAATAGTTTTTCAATAGGGGATATAACAAGCCAAGTAGGTAATTTTTTATACCAAGGTTTTTGTTTAAAATCTTTAGCTTTATTAATTTCTTCAAGTTCTTTATTTAATTTTGAAACATAATTCTCTTGAACTTTTTTTAATTGTGTTAAAGATGAAACAGATAAATCATCATCATTTAAAAGTTTATTAATGTCATCTGTAAGTGTTAAACGGTCTGCTGCAAGTTTTTGTAAGCCTTGAGGAGATAAGTCAGCATTGTATTTTGCTAATTTTGCCTGTAAATCCTTAGTACCAACACTCTGTCTTTCTGCTTCTTTAGCTGCTTCTCGTAGTCTAAAATCTCTAAGTTGTTTATTAGCTTCTTTTACTTTTAAAAGATTCGCATCTGCTTCTGTTGTTTTAGCTGTTGAAAGTTCTTGTGCTTTTTGTTCAGAAGTAAGTAAAAGTTGTCTTTGTTCCTCTAAGCTTTTTAAACTTATAGTCGGGTCTTCAACAAATTTATTTAACTTTGTTTCTGCTAAAGCCATTTTTGTATTTGTTACATTTAATTCTTTAGTAAGTTTACCGACTTGTTTTTCTAAACTATTTAATTTAGCAGTTATTTCTTTAGTTATAGGTTTTGCTTGTAAAGATTTAATTGTATTATTTAGTTTAGTTATTTGCCCTTTAATAGGAGTTGCTGATTTAGCTAAAGTAGCTATATCTTCTTGAAGCTTTTTGAATACAGATGTTTTCTTTTCTGTTTTTAAAATTGTTTCTTCAAGTTTTGTTTTACTATTAATGATACTATCTAAACTATCTCTAGCAGTTTTAGCAGTTGCTGTTGACTCTTCCGATAAAGTTTTAATAGTTTGAACAGATGTTTCTAATTGACTTTTTTGTAAAGAAGCGTCTACTTTAGCTTTTTTTACATCTAATTTTTCTGACGCAGTTAGTTCTTTTTGAACACCCTTTTGTTCTTTAACTAAAACTGAGGCTTCTGCAATAACACTATCTATTTCAGAAACTTTTTCATTTGCTAAACGTATTTTTTCTACTTTAGCTTCTTCAGCTGATAAAACCTTACCTTCACCATCAAGTTCTTTAGTTAAACCTTTTTGTAAAGGTGCTTTGTCTAAAACAAGACCTAAACTACCACCTAAAGCTGCTCCTAATAAAGCAGCATTAACCATTGAGCCTTCATTATAGACACCTGTACTGGTTTCATACGTTAACATTGCAGCAGTACCTACAGCAGAGCCAGTAGCAGCAGATTGTGCTACAGCTCCAACTTTAGTTGCTAGGGTAGTTGCTTTTTTAATCTTGTTAGCCGCTGATAAAATAGGACTAACTAAGAGGAAATCTGTAGGGTCGAAAATAGCCATTGATAAACCAGCTCCAATCATACTCCCTGTTGTAAATTGGTTTGCTACCTGTTCTTCAGTTTCTTTTAAATGAGTTAAATAAGCTGTTGCAATTTCAGCCTCATTCCAATTAGCAATAGGGCGTGCCATTACACGGTCAATTACATCTTCACTTACTTTTTTATCTTTAAGTGATTTCAATAAACTATCACGAGTAAATTGCACGCCTTCATACTGGGATAAATCATAGGAAGCTTTTTCATACTCACCACGATTAACTAAAGCAACAGTAGAGTTCATAACTTCAGCTAAAGCTGCATAATCATTTCTCTTGTATACAGGTTTTTCAGGAGTGCTATACGACACACTATCCATCAACAACTGTTCGCTTTCATTAAAATTAAATACTTCCATTTATTTTCCTTTATTGACTTGAGCTATTTAAAAGTCCTTGTCTTACTTGTTTAACATACTTTTTAGTTTCGTCAGGCATTACAGAAAGCCAGTTGTTACCTTTAGCTTTAATTGCCTTTTTTACGTTACCTACTCCATGATTATAAGCAGCGGTAGCTTTATCAATATCACCATTAAATGTTTTTAGCATTGCTGACATATAGTCTGTGTAAAAACGAGCGTGTTCCTGCTCAGTATTATTTTGCAAAGGTTTTACACCATAGCCGGGCTGTTTAGCAGTTGCTGGCATAAGCTGATATTTTCCTAGCGCACCTGTTTTTGAATTAACAATTAATTTACCAGTTGCAGGGTCTATATGTTGATTGGATGATTCAATTTGAGCAATAATAGGTTGTAAAGTTGTAGCTGTGTTTTTAAACGAAGGTTGTTTCAGACTTTCTTTAGTGTTTAATGCTTGTTCATTTCGCCTTACAACATCAAGGTTTCCCATGCCATATGCATCACCGCTAATTGTATCAAAAACTATTTCACCTACAAATCTACCTGCTTGACTTAAAGCATTATCAACTTTTGCTTGAGCACTAGGAGATAACGTAATTCCTAATTGAGAAACACCTTTAAAATAATTAAGTACCAACTTAGCTGCTTCCATAGCATAAGTATTATCTTGTTTATCAATAAACTCCCATTGTTTTTTGTTATATAATGCTTCTTGTTGTTTAGTATATTCTGTTTGCATATTAACAACAGCTTGTTTATCACGTAAAGAGATTGTATCATTTGTAAAAAACTCCCTGCCAAACTCATACACAGTATTAGAAAATTTACTTACTTCACTTACAATACCTTGTATTTGTGCACCTGCTTGTGTTACACCTCTTGCTGCTTTTTGTTGCCCTGTTTCTTGAATATTAGTTACTAATGATTTTAAAGAGTTAGGGTTTAAAACAATAGAAGCTGTATCACCATCTTTATTTTTAATATATATTGAGTTATTAATGTACGATATAGTTGGCTCTGTTCCTGCTAACGCTTTGTCAACTTCAGCTTTTTTTTGTTGTTGCATTTCAGAATCATCAAAAGAACTTAGCAAAGCTTTTTCAAAAGAAGGTAAGTTAGGTGCTGTCATTCCTGCTTCTGATAATTTATCTATTAATTGAGGAGAAATAGCACCACGATTATCTTCAACATTTTGAAACACAAACATTTTTCTTACAACATCTGTAGCTTCCGTTTTTTGCCATTGACCACTTTTTACAAAAGCTGAATAAAGAGCATTAGCTTCAGTATGAGAATCAAGTGGTATTTGTAATAACAAAGCTTTGACATCTTTATTTGAAGTAGGGAAAGCCGTAAACTCACCAGCTGTTTCTAATATTCTCATGCGTTCTGCTAGATTAGTAGGGTTTGATAAAATTGTACCCTTAACCATAAACATTTTTATTCTATCATCTTTTGACATATTACCAAACGCAGCATTTGTTTTTGTTTCCATATCAATAATAGCTTGTTTTAACACGTCAGGATTAGTTTTAGCATCACTTGCTAAAGCTACTAGTTTTACCATTGAATTATTAAAGGCACTTGACCATTCTTTTTTGTATAATTCAGGATTAGTTGTAGCCTGTGCTTTTAATGAAACAAGATTAGGGTTTGGACTATATAAATTAGAAACAATACTATCAGTAACTTTTTGTTTAAGAATAGTTTGAACTTTAGGGTCTACACCAAGGTTACTATCAACAAAAGGAACTCCTCCTGTTGCATTATAAATTTCTAGTGCAGTTCTTTGGTTTACAACACCACTACTGGCTTCTTGTTGCCCATAATCAATAGCATAACTAGTTGCTTGTTCTTTATTTATAGCTTTGTTTGCTACGCCTAGTGCTACATATTCGTCAAAACGGTCTTTTTGTAAATTATTGATTGAGTCTTTAATTGTACTTTCTACTCCACTATCAACAGCATTTTTTAAAGATTGTATTTTATCTTTAAATTTACTTAATACATCTGTACTAAAAGGGCTAATTGATTTTAATGTGCCATGTAACTCAGTTAATTTAGCCATCTCAACGTATGCTTTATTAGCATCTAAAGATAAATCATCACCATTTAATTGGTCTAAAGCAAAATTAATTCTACTTGTTGTATAAAAATTACCAAAGTCATTTTTTGAAATATTTAAAGCTTCTGCCTTTGCTTGTAATTGCTTATATGTTTCATTTTGAGTTTCAGCATCTTGAAACTGTATAGTAGGAACTGTTAATGATACTTGATTTGAAAAATCTTCTTGTTTAAATACTAATTCATCTTTTAAAAATTGATTATTAGCATTAGCGTTCATTGCTTGTTTAGCAGTAATAAGCTTAGCTTGTACAACAGAAGGTAAAGATGAATAATGGTCTTCTGATTCAGTCAAATAAGAATTTGTTACTGCTTGTTTTTTGGTTAAATCTGCTCCAGCATCTCTATATGATGCTACATAGTCCTGATACATAACTGCTTGTTTACTATCATTTACTAAATAAGAATCTACAAGAGCTGCTTCATTCTCAATATTAGCAGCTTTTTGCTGAGCTGTTAAATCAGTTGATTGCTGTGATAAAGTAGCGAGCTGTGCTTTTTGAGCAAACTCAACTAGTTTAGAAATATTACTAAAAGAAGATTTAGCAGGTGTAGCTTGTACAAAAGGGGACTGAGGTGTTACCATAGATTGCGAACGTGTGTAGTTAAATAAATCTGCCATTCTATTTATACCCCTTTCCAATAATTAGTTGTACCAAATGTATTACGATTAGTAGACCCAAGTAAGCTTGCTGTTTCTGCTGTTGTTTTATCTAAGGCAACTTTTTGCATTGCAATAGTATTAGTAGCACTTTCAATACCTAAGCCTGTAGAGTAAGCTGAGAATCCTGACATAGCTGCTCCGCTTAAAATATCAAAGGTTGATTGTTGTTGTGACATTGCTTGGTTGTAAGCTTGAGCATTTTGAATATTCTTAGCTTCTGCTTGATAGGCAATGTTTGAAAATTGTGTTTGTACATCTGTCATCTTAGCGTCTGCTGCTTGAGCTAGACTATCAGCTGCTAATGCTTTTTGCATGTCAACTGCGATTTGTTGTCTTCTTGCTGAATTACCATATACATTTCGTTCAGCTTGTGTTGTTGTAACTTGTCCTTGGGCTTGAGCTGCTTGAATACCTAAATTGGTTAATAACATACCAAGTTCTGTATTTACATCTCTACCTAAATATTGTGTTTGTTGATTACTTACTCGTCTATCTCTTTCGATAAACATTTGGTTAGCTGTGTATTGAGCTTTAGCTTGTTTAGCAATAGCTTGATTACCGAGGATACCTCCTAAAATAGAAAGACCCCCTGTTACTACTCCAGCTGCAATTGGCGCAGTCATTGGTGCTGGCATAATTACTCCTATTTTGTTTTATAAGATTCAAGGTTAAGTATATAATTACCTAGTTTTACTGTGTCTTCATGCGTTAAGCATATACCACCATCGTCTCTTTCTATAACATTAAGAGTCGGTTTTGTTGGTTTCATTGTTGTTGTCGTCTGACAGCCCACTAAAGTGATTACTAAACCAATCAGCAGGAGCACTTTCAAGTTCATTGCGTTCTTCCTGTAATTTTTTGTGGTCTCGATAAATCACCCAAGACTGAATAGCCCAAAGTAATTTATCGAGTATAGCTACAAGCTTAAGCATCTTTTGTAAAGACACCAAGAGCACCAATAGCAGCTAAGCCTAAAGCTACAATAGCTTCTGTTTGCTCAGGTGAGATTGCTACACCAGCAGCTGTTATTAGGGCTAAGATGCCTCTCCAAGTAGATGCTTCTCTACCACGATTTAAAATAAAATCTAACATATATTTCTCCTATTTATTTAAAGTCTGAATACGTTGCAATACCATTTGTAAATGTAGCTGTCATATACTTTTGTCTCATACGAGGGTCAAAAGAAATATGCACCCAGTTACCTTCCATAATACATTGGTCAACACTAACACCTACTGCTTTTAATTTTGTTACAATAGACAAAGGGTTACCAAAGCGAGGAGCTATAAAATCACAGGCATAACCCAGCATATGAGCTGAGGTCTTTGAGCCTCCAATATACTTATTGAGCTTTGGACTTCGGTAACCACTTGTAACTGTAATAGGTACTTGTAGGATTTCCCTAACTTTTTCCATACCCTCAGCAGTAACTTTTAAGTTACTCATAATTTCATCTGTAGGTGTATTATCGATATTTTTACGTACTGCTGTATCTGACCTTATCATTTCATCTAACGTAAAGTGGTCTGATAGTTTCATACTTTATCTACTTTATTCTCTAGCTTATCATAAATACGATTAAGCATAGTTTCTAGTTTATCAAAACGAGCCTCTAAGTCTTCTTTACGTACATAATGGCTCGGTAAGTCTATTTCTAATTGCTTCATGTCTTTCTTTAAGTCTTGCACAGCATCCCACAGTTGCCTAGCAAACCAACCTAAAACTGAAAGGACAGTGCCTATGATTACGTTTACAATGTCTTGGAATTCCATAATTGTCCTTATCTGAAAATGGCTACAGATATAATACCGTCTACGGCAGCTGTAGTAGAGTTGTGCGATAAATCGCAAGCCGTTGTTGTTTTTGTTGCTATTGCAGTACGCACTATATATATCGCTCCACCTTGATTGCTAGTACCTACAACTGAATAATTAGAATCTGCCAATGCAGTAGCAATGTTTACTGTGTAAAAACCAGTACCGTTATCTGTAATAGAGCTAACATTAAATGCAGCCATGATAGCAACTGTCCCAGTTCCATTGAAATTCACCCAAGCCCTACAAACACCAACACTAGCATCATCAAGCACAGTTCCACTAGAAGCTGGTAAAGTTAATGTAGTCGTTCCAGCCACATCAGGTGCAGCAATTGTTACACTTCCACTTGTATTTCCTGCTAGAACGATGTCAGCCATTACATGTTCTCCAATACAAATTTAAGCTCATCAACACCTTGTGCGTTGTCAATGTTAGATTGAATGGCAGCATACTTATCACGGACAGCCTGACGTGCTTCTTCAGCAGCAGTGGCTTCACTAGGAATAGTAGCCTTCACATCTAATGGGGCAAACTCTTCAGCACGTTTAGCTCTACGAGCTTCATGTGTAATCTTCTTAGCTTTGTCTAAGTTGATAGTAATCATTATAATTTCTCCCTATATTTTTTAGAAGCCGATGCTTGGCATGGCTTGCAAATTCGCTTGTTGTTTCTTAATGTATATTCATTGCCACATTTGCAGTGCGTTTTCTTTGCATTAAAATTATCTTGCAATCTTGAATTATCTTCTCTTGTAAGTAATCTTAAATGGTTTGGATTAACACAACTTCTAACTTTGCATATATGGTCTACACACAATCCTTTTGGTATTTCACCTTTAAATAATTTGTAGGATACTCTATGAGCTTCATGTGGAACTCTACCAATTCCAAATCTTCCATATCCATCTCTGCTAACATGAGCAGTCCATAATAGGCAACCAGAATTTGGCTCTGGTATTGTTTTGCTCAAAAATCTATCAAGCATTAATATATTCCCATGCGTTACGGAATGTTCTGTCTTCAGGAATATCTGCGACATCTACAATCTTGTAGGGCTTACCTGCTGGTACAGCCTTTAGCACCTGCTCTTGTGTAGCGCCGGGTGCAGGAACGATGACAGCGACCCCATTGTCATCAGTTTTGTAAATCACACGTTTGTTGTCCATGTTAGACTCCTTAAAAAATTAGTTGCTGAAGACGGAGACACTTACCATTGCATTGTCCGCAACCTGAGTAGTGTTGCTAATAATGACTCGGCATTGAGTAGTAGAGACTGTTATGTAAGGCGACATGATTAACTGTGGAATATCACCTAACGCACTTCCTGCAATGGAATAATTTGCATCTGGCATCGCCGTGGCAAAGTTAACCGTATAATTTCCTGTACCGTTATCAGTAATACTTGTCACATTACCACTACCACGAATAGCTACTGTACCTGTACCGTTAAAGTTTACCCAAGCACGACATTGAAATGATGGCAATCCAGCAACAGTTCCAAAGTTATTATCAAAGCTGACTACCTGACTGCCATCAACCGTAATAGCTGTTGTGTCATTTGTTTGTATCTCTAATATCCCACTAGCGTCAGCACTTGTAGCAAGCCCGCCAACTCCAGTTGATATTGCGTTTATCTTTGAACTCATGGTGTTACCTCGTCTGCTGGTTCTGGTGTGTTGCCCTGTTCGCACCACTGTACGAACTCTTGGTAATCTGTGTTAGCTGGGTCAAATGGTATAACTGCATTGTCTGAAAGACGGATTACACAGTTTTCTGGTATCTCAGGAATTGTTGATTTAATTTCTTTATACATTTTATAGCTCCGCTGAAAGTGCTTCTTTTCGTTGCCATACATACGCATCGCCTGTTCCACTTGCAGTAAATATTGAACGCGCACTATTTGTAGTTAAAGGTACGAATCCCGAAGCAAATACTAAATTTATTGCATCCGTAGATAAAGTAGTTGCTGTTGGAGTTGTTCGCATAGATACAAGAAATGTAGAATAACTAGCATATAAGGAGCCATTTACCGCATAAGTCCTTGAAGTCCATATTAACTCTTGATAATACCTCTGACACAAAGCCAACTCTGTACCATAAGGTCTATAGTCAAATGATGTAGCTGTAGAGCCTTTTTCTAGTTGCACCCCTGTGATGTAGAAGGTAGCACCGTTAGTTCCGACTACTGATGTAGCTCCTGTTACAGAACGATAATCTGCTGATTGCCAAGAGCCAGCAGTTCCACTAAAAGTAGTTCCTGTTCCTAATGACAATGCAAGTTGTAATCCTGTACCATTAGTTGCGCCAACCCAAGTTCCTGATGTATCACCAGCAATAGTAATTGAAATTGTAGTCCAAGTATTTGCTACAGGAATTGAATAGCTAAAAGGATAAACTCTTGTGCTTGCTGCATTTTCAATAGAACCACCAAAAGTTCCTGTTAAAGAACTTCTAACTTGAAATGATAAAGTTACAGTTTGAGCATTAGCAGTTCCCCAATCAAAATCTGCAGTATTAAATCCTTCTATATTTTGATTTAAAAAGAAGTAATCTGATGTTCCTACTGCATAAGCAGAACTTGAAGTTATGCCTAAATAATTTGTAAAACCAGCAGGTGGTGTTACAGAGCCAGCATTTTGCTGAACAGTTAATTTGCTAGCTTGACTTGTAAATACACGCCATCTATCCAATGTGTAAGATGAACTTGGAGTAACACTAGCCCCAGCATTACGCTGGTCAAACAGCATGTCACCGTTAATGATACGATTCTTAAAGCCTGTTACTGGAGTAATGTATTCGGCAGGTACGCTACCACCATAGGTAGGTGTCGTTATCCCAGTGCTGCCATTTAATGTTATTGCCATATTTATCCTTTACAATACTACCCAGCGTGAGCCACTAGGAACGGTTACTGTTACGCCACTATCAACTGTAATAGGACCTGTAGACATAGCATTATTTCCAGTAGCAATTGTATAGTTAGCATCTATTGTATTACTGTGTTCATACAAACCTTTTGATGTACTATTGCTACTTGACGTTGTATTTACCCATGCAGAGCCATTGTAGGCTAAAACTTCTCCAGTTGATACCGAAGTGATGGTTACGTCTGAAATATCGTTTAGAGCAGGGGTTACGTTTACTACAGCCCATGAAGCGTCTGTACCGTCTGTTGTTAAGTATTTACCTGTATTACCAGTTTGGTCAGGAAGAGCATCAACAGCAGCAACATCAGCCCATAAAGTAATTGTGCCGTCTGTGCTTAAATATTTACCAGCATTGCCAGTAGTATCAGGGGTGTATCCTGCGGCTAAAACAGCACTTGCTGCTGCTTGATCTGCACTTGTTGATGCATTAGAAGCACTCGTAGATGCCTCTGTAGCGCTCGTAGACGCATTATTTTCGCTAGCTAAGGCATTGGTAGCAGAAGTACTTGCAGAACTCGCTGAGGAGGCTGCATTGCTTGCCTGAGTCGTTGCAATACCAGCTTGTGTTGTAGCTGTTGTAGCTGATGAACTTGCAGACGTAGCTGAGCCAGCTGCCGCTGTTGCCGATGTACTTGCATTTGATGCTGAATTACTAGCAGCTGTTGCAGAGCTTGCCGCGCCACTAGCCGATGTACTTGCAGCACTCGCACTATTAGATGCATTAGTTGCACTTGTAGCAGCTGCTGTCGCTGAGTTACTAGCATTTGTAGCTGAGGTAGCTGCTGCTGAAGCTTGAGTAGTAGCTGTTGTAGCACTTGCTGCTGAAGCTGTTGCACTTGTTGCCGAGTTACTAGCACTTGTAGCTGATGCTGCTGCTGAGTTAGCTGCGTTAGTTGCAGATGTTGCTGCGGCTGCTTGAGAAGCTGCTGCTGCATTTTTAGAAGCTAAAGCAGCTGCTGCATTTTCTTCAGCATTCTGAATGTCTACAATGTTATCTGCTGTTAATGTTATATCAGCAACAATAGCACCTAACAAATTAATGTCATCTATATTTTGAGCTACAATATCAATATTTGTTGTAATTGCTAGTTGACCAATGGCTTCTTCAGATTGTACTACAAGAACGTCCAACTGACTGCCCGAAGGCACGTCAGCTGCGTTGTTCATTACAATTGAGTTATTAACAATGTCATACTTTGACCTATCATTAATAATTACACCATCAACCTCTAGCCGAACATAGTTATCACCTTTTAAGTTAGAAGGTATAGGAAAAACTTTGGTTGTACCATCTAACGTAAAGGAATGTCTTGCTGGAGTTTCCATAGTTTTTCCTTATTTCATTTCTCTAGAAGTTACTGTCATCATACCTTCGACTATAACTGAAGTTAGTTTAAAATCATTTACAGATGAGTCTAAAATTGTAATATCTACGTTACCTACTCGAGATGCTACAGTTAAGTCTAAATCTTTTAATGAAGAGTTGTGTGATTTTGTATAGGTTGTATCGTAATCTTTACGGTATACTTCTGCGTCAAAAGCTCCTTCACCTTCAATAGTTACTTTTTTAATAAGTAGCTTATGCTTAGGTGACCTAATATCTGTCATTTTTGGATAGTAATCAGGTAGCTGTACACTTGATGTATAATTATATGAATCTATAATAGTATTATCAGCCGATGAAGTATCTACTTTATCATTTACAACATTAGAATCTAATTGTAGTTTATGATAACGATAATCAGAAGCTGTCTTACAGATTACTAATAAGTTTGAAGATAAGCCAAAGTATTCAAATGAGTTAGCAGCTGTCTCTAAGCCATTTAGTAATGACCATTTGCTCCATGCTGATTGAATACGAGTAGTACCATCTTCTTTAAAGTTATATAAGTATACTTCATTAGTATCCGTTGTACAAACAATATATCCTAATACACCATCCACAATCAATGTGCGTATAGGGTCAGCTAGATATGTTGGGGTACTAACATTTAAGTCTACACCTTTAATATCTAAGTTATCTGTTTTGATATACTGTCGTAGTTGTTGTCTATTGTTAGTCGTTGAGATAAAGTACAAGCTATCATTAACAACCACAGGTTCAACATCAATCGCCATTGGATAGTTAGATGTGTTTACTAAAGATACTGAGTCAGGGCTAAAAGCTCTTTCACTTACCAACTCATACTGAGCATACTTCGTAAAGATATACAATGAGTTATTAAATGGTTTAGTAAAATGAATCTTACTAGCTTGGTTAGTAGCCACAGTAACATCAATAACATCTGTATCTAATGAAGTAACTACTGAAGAGATATAAAAGTTAGTATAGTTAGCAGTCTCTGATAATACAATACTATCATCTGAAGCAAACCCTAAGCGGTTCTTATAAAAGAACATATCTTGAACTGCACGTTTTAATCCAGTTTCGCTAGGTGCAAAAGAAGGATTAGGGTTATTCTCAAGATTACCTACGCGAGGAGGTGACCAGTCAATTGTATCAAATTTAAAAGTAGCCACACCAGCTGCAATAGCAATCCTATCTAGTTTGATAGGCATATTTGTAAGAACACCTCGGTTCTCTTCAGGGTCTAATGTTTCTTCCCAAGATGAGCCATTCCATTTTACAAAGTAATCAGTAAAGGTTGTTTGTTCTTCACCTGTAATTTTAACATGGGTATCAGCAAAAGGAAAATCTTTAGGTAAATCTGTAATCTTATTAACAGAGCCTTTCCATCCAATAGATGCTTGGTTGCCCCATGAGTCCCAGCTACTAAACTCAAAATCACCACCATCTTCTCGTGTAATTTTAAGCAGTGAGCCTTTTACTTCTGCCTTAAAGTTAGTTGGAGCAGCGGTAAAGGTTATAGTAAATGAAAATGAAATAGGTATATCAAAAGGGTCTCCCCAATCATCGTTATCGTAAGAAGTATTTAAAATAGTAATACTATAAATGCCTGTTGTAGAATTATAACTATTAGACAATACAGATGCTGAATAGTAACCTGATGCTGCTACTCCGGGTAAATTTAGTGCATATGTAGGCGACTGTTTATTTTTACCGATATCTACATTAAATGTTTTAGTTTCTCCCCCTGCTAAATAAGCAGAAGTTGTTTGTGATGATATTGAAGTACCATTAATTAAAGCTGCTAGTTGAGTTGCTGCATAGTCAGAATCCTCATAACCAGTAGCAGGGTCATACGTTTGAATAGAAGGTTTATTAGGTGATACCTGAATAATTTGACCATTAAGATAAACTGCATAGTTGTAAGGATTATACCTATCACCACTACCACGTTTTAACCAATAGAAAGCTTCTTTTGTATAACCTTCTTTTAAAGGAAATGTGTTTGTAGTATCAATGTCTATTAAAGCATCTCGTGAGAACATCCAAGTTCTATCTTGTACTGTTAGAGCTTTTAAGTTACTATTAGCTAAGTAATCTTTAATTGTAGTTTCATGTTCTGCCTCAAACTCTACAACCATCGGCTCGCCATCAAGATTAAATATTTGTACTGGGTTGTCGTAGTTGCTTGTCTCTACAAAGATATACTCTTCGTTATTTTCTCCACGGTCATATGTGTGGAATACTTTGCCATCAGCCATTTCAGGTTGGTCAGCAAAGGTAATTGTTTTTTGATGGTTTACAGGAGGTCTTTTAAGTAGTCCTTCAACAACACTAGGAATACAGTTTACCATCTCTTTACATTGGTTATCTAGTATCAACTCAGGATTCTGCTGAGAAACTCCATTGTAAAACGGAGGGTAGACTTTATGTATCTTTGGCATTTAATCCTCCTTATAGTGGTGTTGGGTTAGCAGCTCTATCGATTAAACGAGTGCCTCTTACTAAATTAAATTTAGATTGTCTTAAGTGTTCGCGTTCAACTTTAATTTGTTGTAGAGCTACTTTTGTCTCTAATTCTTTTTGTGTTGTGTCGTCACCATTTAGGTAAACATGTAAGTGCTTCGAAGCTACTAATACGATGTATGTTCTAAAGATGTCAGGGATGTTATCAAAAGTAACTTCAAGACGTACTGTAAGTGTAATAGGGTCTGTAAAGATACCTGATGATGTATCCCGTTGATATAAGTTATTGCCTTCTTTAAAGTAGTCTACATTCTCAAACTCAATTAAGTTATCAGGTAATGTAATGTAGCCGTCTACGTCAGGCACATATGTTACTTCAAATTTATTAAACCATAGTTTATTTTCTTGTTCTTCGCGTAGTGTTTCAGCTAGAATTACACGTGCTAATACCGCTTCATGTCCTTCAGGTAAACTATCAATAGTCACACCTGTAGGAATCGGGAGCTCGCCAATGTAGCGTAACATTCTATTGATTGCATCAATTTCTGTCATAATTTTTCCTTGTCTATATATTTATGATTACTCTAGCACTCTCTAATAATCACAAATATAGAGATAAAGAGTACCTCCCCGAAGGGAGGCATCTTTAACTAAGAGTTACTTAAACGATTGTACCACCAGTGATTACACATGAACATGGTGGTTTAAGAACACCTAAACCGTATGAGTAGTATGTAGTCATCAAAGTAGCCAATTGCTCAGGGATGTAATTTACTTCTGAAGTAACGTCCATCAATTTAGCAACAGCAACCGCTTCTGATGTGAAGATGATTGCTTTAAGTTTTTTGTTAGTACCGCCAACATCTACAGCTGTGTCTACTGGTAAGTAGTTAGATTTGTAGATACGGATACCAGCAACTTCCATTACTGTACCTTTGTTGATGCCACCGTTATCACCTGAAGTGATGTCTTTGTTTACAGCATCTGATTGAGCTAGGTAAGAATAGATTAGTGGTGTAACTACTAAGTATTTTTCACCAGCAACATCTTTAGCTTCCATTGCAGCAACAGCTTGGAATACAGCTTCGATTAATGCATCACCACGAGCTTTAGGTGTAGCACCTGAATCGATTACGTCATTGTTAACTTCTGTACCGTCAGCTTGTACCGCAGCACCGCCAATTGTACCTGAAGTTTGTGATGCAGTAACCAACATAGCTGCAACAGCTTTGTCAATCTTAACCGCTAGAGCTTCACCAGCTTGTTTAGCTAATTCGCCACGTGTTTCAAAGTGAAGAACTTTCTCTTCAAATTTATCTACTGCCATTGCAAAGTATTCAAGAGCATCGATGTTGATGATACGCTCTTTAACTGCAACTGTTGACATTGTTAACTCAGTACCCGGTACGTGAGTGTTTGTGTCAGAGTCAGAAGACTGACCAATTACAGGGATAGAGATTGAAGAACCGCTGTCGATTGATTTAGTTGTAACCAAATCTAGAAACACTTGTTTACGGTCAAATGCTGTTAATACTGAACCGTAATAGATTTCTAAAGCGTTGTCCATGTCGGTAGGGATACCGCGAGTACCAGTGGTAAAATTACCAATGTTATTTACTGTTAATGCCATTTTATTTTCCTTAAATATGATATGTGTATTTTGTAATCGTAGCTATCTTTATATAATAATCTTTAAGTTGTCCTTTGAACATGAGCGCATCATTGTTGTCAGGGCTTACAGAATACTTACAAATCTGCTCTAAGGTTACTAATAGTTTCTGTAGATTACGCTACATTATTAAGTGTCTTAGTACGTCTACTAGTGACAGCTTAGCTAAGATGTCGTCCTTTATAGTATTGAATTGCCCCAAACCCCTAAAGGAGACGAAACGAGGAAAGGGGCAAATTAGTTATAGAATACCACGCTTACGAGAAGCTAAGAATCTTTGGTCTACCATTTTGGTATACTTAGCGTCTTTGCCGTAGAGTCTATCAGTCATAGCTTTCTGCCATTGGTTTTTGTCTGCAAATGGTTGCATACCGTTACCAGCTGAATCACCTTCAATCCTACGAGCTGCTGTAGGTGCTTGTTGGTCATACTTTAACTTCATGTACTCTAAGTTGCGTAATACTCTTTGTTGGTCTAGGCTATCGACAGCTGAATTGTAGTCGTTAATAACGTCTTCAGTCATGTTCTGTGATGCCCAATTAATAATTTCTACGTACTGCTCTTGTCCACCAACTGAATTGTAGATAGTATTTTTGACTGTTTCAGCATAAGCTGTTTGTCCTTGAATGTATTGATCTACTTGTTGTTTGGTGAACCCTTTTTTGGCTAGGTCAGCATAAGACTCATCTGATAGTTTACCATTTTCTGCAACCTCTTGTTCATACTTGTTGACATTGAATCCAGTGTCGGCAGTATCTTCAACTTTAGGTTCTTCTTTGGGTGCTTCAGGTTCTTTAGGCTCGCCTAGTTTTTTTTGTAATTCATTGTAAGCTTGTAACAAATCTTCTTGTGATTTAAACTTACCAGCAATCAGCTCTTCTTTAGGTGTGCCATCTTCGTTGTAACCTTCAGGGACACCTTCTGCTGCCTCGTCACCAGTCTTTTGTGACTCTTGGTAACGTGCTTTAGCTGCTGCTTCTACTTGTTGCTGTTCAGACATCTGCGGGGTTTCTTCAACCGTACCTGTATCTACCATAGTTTCTTCTGCCATTACTACTCTCCTTTAGCTGGTGTTGCTTTAGGTGTAGGTTTAGGGGCAGGAGTCATGTCAATACTATTAGGATAGCCTCGTTTGGCTTCATCCTCTTTGTCACGCAAATAGTAATCAGCGTCTGTAATTGTATTTTTGTTCTTGGTTTTGACACCATTCTGTTTTAATTCATATAGCGATTGTTGTTTAGCCATTGTTTATCTCCTTTAGATTAATTAGCCTTGTTGCATCATTTGTTGCGGTAAATCTTTTGT